GACTGAGACCATTAATGGTGTCAGCTCGCCGAAAGTCGCACGGACTTCGTATGCTACGTTGTCCGTGGTCTTTGATGAGAAGTCCACCAAGCAGGAACGCGATGACACTATCGGCCTTATGGCCAGTGCCCTCGGTACCAGCAAGGTGCTCATCAACGATGCCCTCGTTAATCTCGAGGGGGTGTACTGAGTGACAACTTCGGTTGTACTCGGTGCATTGACCGGCGGCTTCCTTCTTTGGTTGCTTGCCAGTCCCGCTGGGTGCGATTTTATCGCATCCAGCAGCTGGGGTCCCCTTCTGGGGATCTCCTGCCTGATACCTTACTGATGATCAGTAAGGGCGGCTTAGGTAACTGCAATCCCAGACTTGGGAAAGCACTCACACTAGCGAGGTATTAACCCGTGAAACCTTCTTCAAAGACTCAACAGAGCTTTGAAACCCCTCGAGATCGTTATATGGCCTTCCGAGAAACACTTATCTCGGAATTAACCAACGACGACTCAATTAAGGCTCAGTACCTTCGTACTGAGTTTGAGTCCAAGTTGTTGGATCCGCATTTCGCGGATTCGCCGGAAGAACGACGCACGAGAGCCATTAAGAAGTGGCTTGAATGCGAGGATACTAACCGGTCTACCAACATGCGTCTAATGCACATGGACGAGACTGACGTTCTCTTTACAACAAGAGACGGCTTTCCCGTTAGTGCAGTTGACATCGCCGATACGGCCGCACGGTTTATCCGTGAGACCCTTGGCGAGCTTCCTATGGACTCCCTTCGGGGTAGTTTCAGTGGGGGTGCTTCAACAGGTTTGAAGCGTGGTATCGGAACGATCGCACGTAAGTATCTAGAGGGATCGCACATCACAGAAGGTGCCATTTGGCACTTCCTGCGTCTGTCTAAGACAGAAGCGTGGGCCCCCCGAGAATTCCTTCTCGTACGGGGTAATGAGATGTTCACCGTTCCGAAATCTACCGTTATAGATCGAGTTGCCTGTAAGGAACCCGACTATAATATGTACGTGCAGAAAGCCGTTGGCGATTTGATTCGCTCGCGACTCAAGCGCGTTGGGATAGACCTAAACGACCAGTCCATTAACAATGGGCTGGCGTTGGAAGGTAGCATCCAGGGAAACCTGGCGACTATCGACCTGTCGTCTGCTAGTGACTCTGTCACGACGCAGTGCGTTCTTAGGCTGCTCCCCGATGATTGGTTCCACCTTATGTACGACATTCGCTCTCCGGAAACGGAGGTCGATGGCGTATGGCACGTGAACGAAATGTTTTCGTCCATGGGCAATGCCTTTACGTTCGAGCTCGAAAGTTTGATCTTTTGGGCTCTTACGAGGGCGGTGGCCTTTCATTCGCAACAGAAAGGTAGAATCTCTGTCTATGGGGATGATATCATATGCCCTTCTGGGCTGTATGAATCTCTGGAGTCGACTTTCCAGTTCTTTGGTTTCAAGGTTAATCCCAAGAAATCACACTGGAATGATAACTTCCGTGAATCGTGCGGAAAGCACTTCCACGGAGGATACGACGTCACACCTTTTTATGTCAAAGAGGTGCCCGCGGATGTATCTGACTGGATCCTACTTCTCAATAAATTGAGAAAGTGGTGTGCCGATAAAGGCACAGGCTCCCTTTCTGGGATCTGTGACCCTCGGTACTACACGCTTTGGTCTACGTTCGCTCAAATTGTTCCAGCCCCTGTGTGGGGCTCTAACAATCTTGACGCCCGTGACCAACTCGTAGCACCTGGCAGACTTCCAATCGCGCGACTGCTTCCTAAGCAAAGGAAGCATG